TTCCACGGGAGCGTCAAGGACACCCTCATCATCCTCGCCTCCGAGATTGGGTGCGACGAGTTCCAGATCAGCAAGACTCTGGACTACTCCATCCCGATCACACAGCCCGGGTGGACGAACCCCCGCATGATCGCCTACTTGAAGAAGCACCTCACTGGATCCGGCGGGGAGATGGGCTACGTGTGCTACATGAAGCACTACAAGCGGAAGCGCATCTTTGTTTTCATGACCTACGACGAGCTAATCTCCCAGAAGGCAGTGCAGACCTACGGGTGCGGCAATGTGGGGAGCGGGGACTTCGTGCGTATGCTCTCCTACCGGATCAAGGAGAACCCCATCCTCGCGGATCTGGCCCCCCGAGCCCAGAGGTTCACGTACTTCGACTGGGACACAGGGGAGTTCATCAACTCCGCCTTGATGTTCTACGGTGCATCCCTGTCTGACAATCTCGGGTATGAGGAGTCGGAGGGGTACGGTAACCAGATCGACGAAACTGGTAGGACTAATGTACTGGATCGCAAGTTCTTGGGTACAGTGGGGACATCCCACTACAACCGAGCCTACTCTCTGGTCAAGATGTGGGCTACCGTCCCCGGGGAGGTCAACTTGTGCCCCGGCGATTGCGTGAAGGTTGTCTTCGGGGCGGCTCCCTCGGACATCTTTATGACGCAGTACAGCGGGTTCTGGCTTGTGGAGAAGGTTGCCCACAACTTCGGGGACCGGTTCTGCACCCACACCCTGTTGACCCGCAACGGGTACGACGTAAGCTGCAAGAAGACCACGACACTCCAACCCGCAGACTCACGGAAACGTGTATGATCGAGATAAGTGACGACAAGTTCTACGGCAACTACCGAGGGAAGGTAGTTGGGAATGACGACCCTGACAAGAAGGGTCGGGTGCAGGTACGCATCTATCCCCTGTACTCTGGGACACAGGATGTGGACTTGCCGTGGGCCGTCCCGGCCATGCCCCTCTTCTGTGGGGCGGCTTCGGGGCAGGGAGCACTCTGCATCCCCGACATCGGGAGCTGGGTGTGGTGCTTCTTTGAGCGGGGGGAGTACACCCAGCCGGTATACTTTGCCGAGGCAGGGAATGGAGCGACGGGGGTGCCGGACGTGACTCACTACCCCCAGCGGAGGGTGCTCTATACCAAGGAGGGGCTCTACATCGCCTTCGACGACAGCTCTAAGGAGTTGATCGTACACTCCCCTACCAAGGTGACAGTGTCCGCCCCGACTATCGACGTGACAGCAACAGGTGGCACAGTCAACATTACCGGGACCATAGTCAACATCAACTGAGGTGTGAATGGCGACCAAGAGAATAGCATGCCTCGGTGACCCGGGAAGGTATCCCTTGACTTCTCCTACGCATAGTGGCACTATCACCAGTGCTGGTCAGACCTCCACGAAGGTGGGAGGGGTACTGGTAGCTACTGCAGCAGGAGAGTTCACTTGTTCCGTCCACGGAAAGCAGACCTTGACGGCCATCACCACCAAGTCTAAAATAGGTGGCAGTCTGATCATCACCGACGGGGCAACAGCTGCATGTGGATGCATCATCGTGCCCCCTGACCGCAGCGTTTACGTCGAATGACCACGTTTTTCAGGTGATATAGGGTATGGCTACATGGCGGGAGATAGACTCGAAGTTCGTCGGCACTCCGAAAGGTGGGCTGCTTCTCGCTTTGGACTTTCAGGCTGTGGTGTCCTCGATTGACAACATCCTGCGGACTCGCAAAGGGGAGAGGGTGATGCTCCCCGAGTTCGGGTCCGATCTGGGAGACATCCTCTTCGAGAACATCGATGACACATTCGCGGAGCACATCACTGACAGCATCAAGCAGGCTATTGAGACGTGGGATCCCCGGGTGACGGTGAGTTCCATCCGCATCCAGCCTAACTACGATCAGCATTACATGGCGGTGTTCCTGCAGTTCACCATCAAGGGGATCACCACCTCCTACACCTACGAAGGGAAGCTGTTCCTATGAGTCTGAACTACGCAAAGTACGATTTCAGTGACCTGCTCGCCCAGCTTCGGGGACTGATGGAGAAGACGGGGTCGTACGACTCTGTCGGGACTCTGGTAGGGTATTACACTGAGCGTCGTGCCGAGGAGAGCTACCTCCTGACCGCTCGCAACCGGTCCAGCCTCCTCAACCTTGCCGCTCTTGTAGGGTATCAGGCACAGCTCCGCACGAGCGCCTCTGCGACTGCAGCGGGGGGTACTGTCACGGTTTACATAAGCAAGTCCGAGTCTACCGCCGTCGCAGTCAACCGTGGCACCGTCCTGAAGACTGCTGACGGGGTCAAGTTTTACGTGACCGAGACCACGTCCATCACCCCCGGGGACACCTCTGTTAATGTTTCCGTGATACAGGGGACGCTCGCCACCCGCAACCAGATATACTCCACGTCTGCCGCTGGGTTCACAATCACCCTCTCTGACGCCAACATTGAAGCCACCCCGCCCCGAGTCATCGTGGGGGCGACGGACTGGACTTGGGTGTCCTCCTTCAAGGGGTACGGTCCTACTGACACCGTCTACAAGACGCAGGTGAACTCGGACGACACCGTCTCCATCGTCTTCGGGGACAATGTGCGTGGCGCGATCCCTACTGGCTACCCTACTGCGATCACCGTCGAGTACACGATCTCGGACGGGGCCTCAGGTAACGTGACTACCGTGGGCGCTTTGAGTACGGTGGAGACCACCCTGTACGCGGGGGGTAGCTCCGTTACGGCGTGGTGTGACAATACCGCCGAGATCGTGGGAGGGGCGGATATCGAGTCCAACGACGACATCCGTGACCTCGCCCCTGCGGTCTTCTCTACCGGGGATCGTGCGGTGACGGCTGCGGATTGTAGGGCTATCGCGAACACGGCTGACGGGGTGGTGGACAGCTACTTCTGGGGTGAGTACGACGTGAGCCCCGGGAGCCCTGACTACGACCTGATGAACCGGGTCTACTTCTGTGTCGTAGATGCCAACGGGGACTCTCCCGCTTCTCAGACTGACCCGTTAGTTGTGGCAGTGGAGGATCTACTTCGTAGCAAGGGGATGATGTCAGTGTGGTACGTCTATGAGCAGGCTAGCTCTATCGACATCTTGGTTCAGGTGAAGGTGCGGGCCACGGCAACCACAAACCTTACCACTCTGGAGAGCAACATCAGTACCTACATCCAGAACCAGTTCCTAGTCGGCTCTACGACTCTTCTGGGCACGGACAAGTATCACAGCGTTCTGGAGGCGGGTGTACAGGGGATGTCGGGGGTGATCTACTCCCATGTTGACATGTACGTCAAGCAGACTGTGGTAAACAAGAGTGGGAACACTTGGGGTGTGACCTCCCCCTTCGGGAATCTTTTGGCGGGGAGTGTGCAGGTGTTTGTCAACGGGGTGTTAGCCGCCACGGACGACGGAGACGGGACTCTCACATTCAACATCTCTGGTTACTCGGCGGGTGCGTACAACGTCGGGACAGGGGCTGTCACCTTCACCCATGTTGGAACCCCTCCCGCTCCGTGTTATATCCTTCACCAGCAGGACAACACCGCCGACGGTCAGAACAGGGATCTCGTCCTAGGGCCGAAGCAGTTAGCCACTCTCGATTCAGTTCAGTTCATTTAAGGAGAACACAGATGAGCATCACAAAGAAGCATGACTGGTATGTCGGGACATGGGATCTCAAGATTGTCGCCCCGGACGGGACGGTGAAGGAGGAGTACCTCAACCTTCGTAATGGGCTCACAGACCAAGGTGAGTGCGCCATCTTGGACCTGTTCTTCCGCGCCAACCTTACGTTTGAGACTGGCAACACTTTCAGGGTTCACCTCACTGACACTGTCCTGTCCGAGAGTTCGGTATACGGGGATATGACATCCCTGAAGGATCAGGCCGTCGCCCGCAGTGTTTGGGGGTGGCCTACGTTCGCTCAGGACTCTAACGGGGACTGGCAGGTCTCCTCCTCCTCCCTGACGTTCACGGACTCCCTGAACCCTATCGGGCCGTTCCAGACCATTGCTCTGACGGCGTCTAACG